CGACAGTGGCGAGGAATTCGAAGTCAGCGAGGAGCAGCTCGCGTCGGCCGGCGTGAAGATCGTGCCGGAGGGCAGCACCGCCATCAAGACCGAGGAGCTGAATGCTCTGTCGGCCAAGGTGGTCTCGTTGGCCGAGAAGACCGCAGCCGCCGAGAAGGTTGCGCGCGTCATCGAGCTGAACACCGAGCTCGAGAAGCTCTCGAAGGCTGGTCTCATCACGAAGCCGACGCGCGACGCTCTGCACAGCCAGTTCAGCGAGTCGACCGACCTGACGGCGTTCAAGGCGCTGGCGGCGACGTTCAAGGTGCCGGTCATCCAGCTGAACACCGAGCACGGCCATGGCGAGAAGCCGGCGCGTGAGCAGGTGCGCACGGGCGAGGAAGCGACGACCAAGCTGATCAACCTGTCGAATCAGATCGCGAAGGACGAGGGCATCTCGCTCCGCGAGGCGACGATCAAGGCGGGCATGCAGCGGGCGGATGACGCGGACGCGTATCGCGAGCGCTTCATGCCGAAGGAAGCGGCCGTCGAGGCGTAAGTTCGAGAAGTTGAGACCGCGTAGGCGCCGTCTCCACCGGCGCTGAAGCCACGACCTGCCCGGTCATGGTGAGGAGGGATCCTCGATAGCGGTTGACAGAGGGCTGCAAGGGAACTGGGCCTCCCTGCCTTCATGGCTGACGCCATGGGTGCAGGGAGGCTCTTTGTTTTGTAGCCCGCATTCTTGGTTAGAGGAGACACGAGCATGCGCATCAATCGGCCAGGACAGGACATCACGATCGAAGCTGCGGCTGATCTGTCCACGCACCAGTTCAAGTTCGCGATCGGCGTCGCTGGCGTGGCCGGTGGACAGCAGGTCCGAGCAAACGTCAGCGGTCTGAACGGCCGCACGATCGGCATTATCCAGAACAAGCCGACTGCGGCGGGTCTGGGCACTGTCGTTCGCGTGTCGGGCACGAGCAAGCTCGTGGTCGACGGCACGACGCCCATCGTGGCGGGCGTGCCGCTCAAGGCGAACGCCACCGGACAGGGCATCGTGGCGGCGACGGACAAGGACAAGGTCGGCGCGATTGCGTTCGAGCCTTCGACGGTGAACAACGACATCATCGAAGCGCTCATCGTTCACTACGACATCGCGGTCTAGAATCTCGACGGCGGACGCGCGAGCGCAAGCTGGGGCCGTAGGCCCGGTCTCGTGGGGGTCACCGTCATAATCGGGAAGTTTGTGATAGGGCAGCAACCATGCCGCTGATTACTCAAGTCAAGTTCGACCAGCTGCTGACGAACATCAGTCTGCAGTTCGCGGCCGCGCCGGACGGCTATCTCGCCGACATGGTGTTGCCGTCGGTCCCAGTCGCGAAGGAAAGCGCCGCGTATTGGGTTTACGACAAGTCGCGTCTCGACGCGCCGGATTCCAAGCGCGCACCGCGCTCGGACTACAACCGGATCGATTGGAACGTGACGACCGACACGTATGTGGCCGAACAGTACGGTCTCGAAGGCGAGATCGACGACGAGGAACGCAAGAACGCGGCGACCCCGCTGGACCTCGACGTCGACACCACGGAGATCGTGACGGACATGGTGCTCAACAACCGCGAGAAGCGTGTTGCGGACCTGGTCCTCTCGACCGCCGTCGTCACGCAGAACATCACGCTCGCGGGCGTTGACCAGTGGTCGGATTACGCGAACAGCGATCCGCTCGACGACGTCAAGACCGCGCGCACCACGATCTACGCGGGCGCGCCCGGCTACACGCCGAACACGCTGCTCATGGGCTACCTGGTGTTCGAGGTGATCAAGTTGCACCCCGACATCAAGGAGATCGTGAAGTACACGGAGCGGGCGATCATCACGAAGCAGATCCTCGCGGCCGTGTTCGAGGTGGACGAGGTGCTCATCGGCAAGGTGATGCGCCGGACCTCGAAGGAAGGCCAGACGGACGCGTTCGGCGACGTGTGGGGCAAGGACGTCCTCCTGTTCTACAAGGAGAACCGTCCGACCCTCAAGCGCGCGAGCTTCGGGTATCAGATGCGGCAGAACGACCTCCGCGTCTTCAGGTATCGCGAGGACAAGCGCGACACGGACGTCATCCGGGTCAGCGAGAAGCAGGACGAGAAGATCGTCTCGGCTCCGCTCGGCTACCTGATCAAGGCAGCGGTCGCGTAATAGCGCCATGCCGCTTTGCCACATCCTGCGCGGCTTGAAGACGGGGGGCGTCCGGTATGCACCGGGCGCCGACCCCGTCGACTTGTCGCGAGACACTCCCGCGGGAGGAAAGTCCGAGCTCCACAGGGCAGGGTGCCGGGTAACGCCCGGTGAGGGTGACCTCGAGGAGAGTGCAACAGAGAAAGACCGCC